CAGTTTGAGTTAGATGAGAACTTTACAGAAACTATTAGATCTAGATTTAGAGATGACTTTAGCTACGCTTCTTTCTCTGAAGGAGAAAAAATGAGAATAGATCTAGCGTTACTATTTACTTGGAGAAGTATTTCTAAGATTAGAAACTCTGCTTCGACTAACTTACTAATAATGGATGAAGTATTTGATTCGTCTCTTGACTCAGCTGGTACTGATGAGTTCTTAAAAATACTAAGAGAGTTGACTTCCGATACTAATGTCTATATAATAAGTCATAAAGGTGATACCCTCATCGATAAATTTCATAATGTAATAAAATTTGAGAAGGTTAAATCGTTCTCTAGAATGGCTAGTTAATGAAAAGAGTAATTCCAATAGGTGATAATAATGATATGCTAAGGCAGAAAATGCCTGAGTTTAATTTTGCTGATCCAATAATGGATGCAACAGATCTAAATAAGACGCTTATCAATACTATGAAAGATGAAAAAGGAGTTGGTCTTGCTGCTAATCAATTAGGTATAGCTACAAGAGCTTTTGCTATTCATACTGAACCACCTGAGGTTCTTTTTAACCCTATTATTACATTTGCTAGTGATGAAGAAGTATTAATGGATGAAGGTTGCTTATCGTATCCAGGTGTATATGTAAAAATAAAAAGACCGAAAGATATAAGAGTAAGATATAAAAACTTACATGGAGCAATTTGCACAAAAAGATATTCTGGACTTGCAGCCAGATGCGTTCAACACGAGATAGATCATTTAGATGGAATAGAATATTTTAAAAGAGCACACCCTATTCATCAAGAAAGGTTCAAAAAGAAATGGACTAAAATGACTAGATTACTCAAGAAGGCAGCTAAGTTAGCTAAATAATACCAACGTGCCCTTCCACGTTAAAAAAATAACTAGGAGCAGATATGGATCTCAATTCCGAGATAAACTTAAAGTTAATATATGGAACCGAAACTGGCTTTACTAAAGCTATCGGTGAAGATATAATAACTCATTTCAAACCTAAAACTCATTCCCTAGTAAAAGTAGATGAAGCTGGTCCAGAAGATTGGAGAGCTGATTTGCTTATACTTGGAACTCCTACTTGGTGTGAGCCAAGATTAGATACTTATGGCGAATATTCAGATGATTGGAACGAATCATATGAAAGATTTAGTAAGATAGATTTTACCGATCAAACTGTAGCTCTATATGGGTTAGGTGATCAAGTAGGTTATGGTGATAATTTTGTAGATGGTTTAGGTATGTTAGCGGAAGTTGTTTTAAAAAATGGTGGAAGGTTAATAGGTTTAACCTCAACAGAAGGATATAAGTTTGAGAAGTCTACTGGACTTAAAGATGAAAATACCTTTTATGGTTTACCTATAGACGAAGATAACGAACCTACTCATTCACCGTTAAGAATAATGGCATGGGTAAAGCAACTTAAAGAGGAAATATGAGCGAGATGACATATGCTTATTCTGAGATATTTGACTCTATTCAAGGAGAAGGTCACTATACTGGACGACCTACTGCGTGGTTAAGATTCTTTTTATGTAACTTGCAGTGCAATGGATTTGGTCAAGACGATCCTACTGACCCTTCTACTTATAAGCTTCCTTATAAAGACTTTGATCTTATAGAAGTTAATCGTATGGAAGAACTACCTGTATGGGAATACGGATGTGATAGTTCTTATTCATGGTCTAAGAAGTTTAAACACTTACAGCATAAAGGTACAGCAGAGCAAATAGCTAATAGAGTAAGAAAAGAATTTACTAATAAATGGAATAAAGGCGCCTGGGGTGATAGACATATGTGCTTTACTGGTGGTGAACCTTTAATGAAGCATGCGCAGATATGTAGCATGAATATGATGAAGTATTGGATAGAAGAAAGAGACTATCCTAGATATGTAACTTATGAGACTAATGGTACTCAAACTCTAAGACCAGAGTTTATTGAGTTCTGGCAAGAGTATAGAGATGTATGGGGTAGTGAGTTATTTATATCTTGTAGTCCTAAATTACATAATGTATCTGGTGAAACTACTAAAAGAGCTATAAGACCTGAGGTAGTAGCTACCTATGCGCAAATGACTAATAAGGGTCAGCTTAAGTTTGTTGTAGACGGTAAACCTGAAACTTGGGAAGAGTTAGAAGATACTATAGAAAAATTTAGATATCATGGAGTAGATTGGCCTATATGGATAATGCCTGTAGGAGCTACTGTAGAAGGTCAGAAGCTAGTCGATGGTGATGTTGCTAAAGAAGCTTTTAAAAGAGGCTATAATGTATCAGCTAGAGTTCATACCTACTTATGGGGTAATCTAATTGGAGTCTAAGCACTATAATAGAGTAGATCACTCTCATATATTAGAAAAAGCTAATAAGGTTTGGAATAGCAATCAAAGGTTGCTAAAGTATGTTAAAATATATTATAATCTATTCTATACAGAGACTATTCATCCGAATACTTTTGACTGGATAGAAAAAGAATTACATCACGACGGCTTAAAAATATTCTCTCAATATTATCTAAGATATACTCCTGGTGCTTTTGCTAGAGCTCATTGCGATGATAACAACTTAGTTAAAAAGACAGCTATTACTCTAATAGATAAATCAGATGATTTAGAAGGTGGAGATATAATAGTATATGAGCCTCACTATAAAAGAGATATGGAAGTAAATGATAATACTATCAATAGATACGACCTAAAATCTTATAGAGAAGGAGATACAATTACTCCTGTTATAGTTAAGCAACAAGTCGGAGAGACTATTGAATATGCTCATAATTTAAAGCATAGTGTTAGTAAAGTACTAAAAGGTTATAGAACTGTTTTAGTAACTTGGTACTGTGATGAAAACGTGGATCCAAATAATGTGGAAGAAAAAAGAAATTAATTATACACACAGCGAATTTGAAGCTGGTGTTAAACAAATCGTAAATAATATTAGAGCTACTGGAACTGAATACAGTAGAATAGTAGGGTTAGTTAGAGGTGGGTTACCTTTAGCAACTAGATTATCTTATATACTAGAAGTACCTATAACAACTATAACCTGGTCAACAAGAGACTTTGCTGAAAAAGAATATAACGAAATAGTAGCAGAGGATATGAATAACGGACAAAAAATATTACTTGTTGATGATATAATAGACTCCGGAGAGACAATAAGACAAGTTATCGATACATGGGGTAACTTTCCAGAACAAAATCTATCTATAGCATGTTTAATTTTAAATACAGACCAAGAAACTATGCCTGACTTTTTTCATAAGACTATAGATAGAAAAGAAGAAAAGAGATGGGTTAAATTTTGGTGGGAGAGTAACGATGTTTTATAGTACTAAAACGTATGGACATGAGGCAGGGTTATCTTGTGCGTTTAGGCAGCCTGGCGCTACTCATAGTCATTGTAGTTTGATTCATGGATATGCATTAGCATTTACCTTTACTTTTGCAGCTAGTGAATTAGATGATAAAAATTGGGCTGTTGACTTTGGTGACTTAGGTGAACTAAAGCAATGGTTAAAGGATAACTTTGACCATAAGACTGCTGTTGATGTTGATGATCCAGCTATAGATACTTTTTGTGATCTAGATAAGATGGGATTAATTGATATAGTAATCATGGAAGGTGTAGGGTGTGAGAAGTTTGCAGAGCATGCTTTTCATGAAGCAGATAAAATTGTTAGAGAAAAAACTGACAATAGGTGCTACTGTGTAAGTGTTGAAGTAAGAGAGCATGGAGCTAATAGTGCTATTTTTAAAAGGGACTTGAACTAGTGAGTAAAAGCAAGTATAATACATATATGAATGATCAAAAGGTACATGAGCTATATTGGAAAGCAATAAAAGAAAAAGGTCTAAGAGCCTGGTCTAATGATAATATAGCTGAAGTATTAACCGAAAGTGGAAGAGAGAGACTTATAGAAGAAGTAGCTGAAGCTTTCGAAGAAGTATTACATAGATTATTAATTGATTGGAAAAATGATCCTAATGCTATGGGTACTCCTAAACGGTTAGCTAAGATGTATATAAACGAGCTAATGAGAGGTAGGTATTTTGAAAAGCCTGCTGCTACTGCTTTCCCTAATGAAGGTGATGATAAGTATGATGGTATGCTTGTAGTTAGATCTGAACTAAGATCTATGTGCTCGCATCATCATCAGCCTGTTGTAGGTATAGCTTATATTGGAATTATTCCTAATAAGATGGTGATTGGATTATCTAAATATACCAGAATAGCGCAATGGGTTGCCCGTAGAGGTACTTTACAAGAACAACTCTGTAATGAGATTGTAAGAGAGTTGCAAGAAGCAACTGACACGGAAGATCTAGCTGTGTATATTCATGCAGTTCATGGGTGTTGCGAGAATAGAGGTATTATGGCTCATTCTTCTCTAACTCAGACTACTGTATTAAAAGGTAGATTTAACGATGCAGATGTTAAGAAGGAATTCTTCGATGACATTATGCTACAACAGCAATATGCTGGAGGAAAAGGCTAATGAAAGCAAATAACGATATATCAGACGTAAATATAACTGCTACTGATTTAAGAACTAGCTTTAGAGATGATTTATTACAGCATAGTAAAAATTATTTCTTATCGCAAGTATCAAGGCATATAATGAATGCCGAGATCTTACTTCAAAGGCAAGTAGGCGTCGCAGACCATCCTGATGTAATGCAGGTATTGGAAGATGAATTTAAACAAATAGCTCATTATAAAGAGCTAGTAGATGTAATAGAAGAGTATTTTGAATGAAAATTGCCCATGAAGCACCCTTAAGTGTTATGCATCGATTGATGCAAGTAACTGATTATGATTATGCGTTAGTTCATTTATTTGAAGAGTCGCATGCTTATCATAATTATTTTGTTGATGCGCTTAAGAGAGGCAGATATGTTATTTTAGATAATAGTATATTTGAACTCGGGGTAGCTTTTGATAGCGAGCAATTCGCTGCATGGGTAAGACATTTGAAACCTTCTGCTTATATTGTTCCTGATGTACTAGAAGATATAGATGGAACTATTTCTAACTGGAAAGACTGGCAAAAGAACTATAGTGACTTGAGAGGTAATAAGATTGGAGTAGTCCAAGGTAAGACCGAACAAGAGATAGTAGATTGTTATAAGTATATGGCTCAAGAAGCAGACGTAGTAGCTATATCATTTGACTATAGTTGGTATGAAAAATGCTTTCCAGCAGAAAAAAATAAATTCTTTAGTTGGATGAAAGGTAGACAATACCTTATCGATCTATTGATAGATGAAAAACTTATTAACTATGATAAGCCTCATCATTTATTAGGTTGTGGTCTACCTCAAGAGTTTGCACACTATAAAGGAGAGAAATACGACTTTATAGACTCTTTAGATACTTCTAATCCTGTAGTGCATGGTATGGCAGGAATAGAATATAAAGAGAAAGATGGAGTTTTCTATCTAGAAGATAAGAGTGATACAAAATTATTTACTCTTATGAACGAAGATGTTGAAAACTTAGACAAAGTATTCTATAATATAATGAAATTTAGAGCGAATATAGATGACGAAATGGGTAGCGTTGTTCAGCAACTCGGGAAAAGAGTTAGCTGAACTAATTGAAAAATCAGGTAAGAAGCCTGACTTTATTGTATGTGATAAAATAAGAACGGAGCATGACTCTAGACTTAATAACGTTGCTATCGAAGATCATGAAGATATTATTAGTTGGTTATCGCAACTAGACGAAGATGTTCTAGTTACGTTGCATGGTTATTGGAGAATAATTCCTGCTAGTAAAATAGAGTGTAAAATCTATAACGTTCATCCTGGCGATATATTTAAGTATCCTGAATTAGTAGGTATTCATCCTCAGAAAAAAGCTATTGAATTAAACTTACCTTCTACTGGAGTATTAATTCATGAAGTAGATGATACTGTTGATGGAGGTGAACCTGTATTGTTTAGCGACTATAATATAGAAGAAGGAACTACAGTAGATGAATTAACTGATCAGCTTAGATATGAAGCTGTTAAATTATGGGAAATGTTTTTAGTAGGTAGAGTATGAAGATAGGTATTACTGGTGCTCAGTCTGTAGGTAAAACTACGCTACTAAATGCGTTAAGATCTGAGAAAAAATTCAAGACGTATGCTATATGCGACGAAGTGACTCGAGAGCTTATTAAACTAGGACTAGATATAAATGAAGCTGGTTCTGACTTAACGCAAGAACTAATCATGCAAAAGCATGTATTCAACGTATTCATGTATAGTGATATGTTAACTGATAGAACTGCCTTAGATGGATTAGTATATACTGCTTATTTACATCTGCATAAAAAGGTAAGTAAAGATACGCTTGATATAGTAAAAGCTATCTATGATAAAATTATACATGAGTATGATTATATTTTTTATATACCGCCTGAGTTTAATATAGTAGATGACGGTGTAAGATCAATTGATCCTAACTTTAGAGATGAAATAGTTGAGCTATTCGAAGGTTATATTTCTGAAATGCCTAGAGAGATAGTTAGACTTTCTGGCTCTGTTAGAGAAAGACTGGATCAAATAATGAAGGTAATAACATGAAGAAATTAGATAAAATAGTATCTAAGCATTTAGGAAAAGCAGGAGATGGTTCTGTAGTAAAGCCTTATGTAACTCCTGATAAAGCTGATAAGTCTTTATTAGTTCCCGTTCCTAGAGTGCTTAATAGAGAAGAATATAATATAGACGAAGATGATCTACAATTTGTTGGTTATGATTCTTGGAACTGCTATGAGGTTTCATTTCTATTAGAGAATGGATTCCCTGTAAGCGGTGTTGTAAAGATAGTATATCCTAGTGATAGTGAAAGCATAGTAGAATCTAAATCGTTAAAGTTATATATGAACTCTTATAATATGCATAAGATAGGTAATAATATTACTACAGGTATAAACGAAGTAACTAGACAGATAGAAGCAGACTTAAGTGATGCTTTAGGTTGTGTTGTAGATGTTACCTTCCATTACGATGATGATATTGACCTACCTGATAAAGCTGTAAAAGGTCATTTTGTTAGACTAGAAAACTTAATTGACTTAGAGACGATAGAATTTACTCATTATGAAGAAGATCCTAATATACTAGAGCATGCTCCTATGTTAGGCTTTATGCCTTTCCAAGTTACGTCTAGTGCTCTTAGATCTAATTGTAGAATAACTAATCAGCCTGACTGGGGTGATGTATTTATTCATATACAAGGTGAAGATTGTGTAACGCCTGAATCGTTAATGCGTTATATAATTAGTATGAGAAAAGAGAATCATTTTCATGAAGAGATATGCGAATGCATTTATACAAGGCTAAGAGACTTATTAGCTGATGATACCGAAATTTTAGTAGCATGTTTATATACTAGAAGAGGTGGTATAGATATTAACCCTGTAAGAGCTTCTTCACCGAAGCTACTTAATGAGGTAGTACCTGGTCTTATAGACTCAGATGTACCTCATAGAAAAACACCGAGGCAATAATGGCAGAACAATTTTTAAGCGAATATATGGATGGTGAAAAGACAGCAAAAACTTTTATAGATAATGGCTGTTATGGAGCTATCTTTTTTGTAGATGGTAAAGAAGTTGCAAGAGAAACTTATCCTGGTAAATCAGAATATTGGGCTGAAGACTGTTGCGAAAATTATGTACTAGGTGTAAAGAAACTATGAACTTAAACGAAGCTTTAGATAGATTACCAGATACTAATAAGAACGTCTTAGCCGTTCTCTCCGGTGGTTTAGATTCATCTGTAATGACTATGTTATTAGTTAAAAAGTACGGTGCAGATAAAGTGTCTGCAGTAAGCTACGACTATGGCCAGAAGCAGAGAATAGAATTAGAGAAAGCGTTTGAGTTAACTAATAAGTTAAGAATAAAACATAAGATACTTAATTTAGAAATATTAGGTGATATAGCTAAACCTATGTCAGCTAATATAGGTGGTACTGATGTTGAAATGCCTAATATAAAAGATGTATTAGGTGATCCTCAGCCGCCAACTTATGTACCTTTTCGTAACTTAATTATGCTATCGTTGACTATGTCAGTAGCCGAAGTAGCGAAAGCTTCTCATGTATTTACTGGACTTCAAGTTCATGATGAATATGGTTATTGGGATACTTCTCAACGATTTGTAGATAGTTTAAATGCAGTAGCAGTACAAAATAGGACTCATAAAGTGGAAGTTATAGCTCCGTTTAGTGAATTATCTAAAAGGCAAGAAATAGATCTTGCTTATGAGATGGGTAAGGAAGAGTTGCTATCGAGTACTATTACATGCTATAATCCTAAAGATAGTAAATCTTGTGGTATATGTCCTTCCTGTGCTGAAAGAATAATGAACTTTGTAAGAGCAGGTTATAAGGATCCTATTGAGTATGTTGATTCCTTTAGTTGGGAATATGCAGTAAGTAAATATGAGGTGACATAAATATGTGTGCAATTTTTGGTAGTTATGACTTAGATAAGTTAGAAGAACTAGCTGAAATTAATGCATATAGAGGACAACTCTCATATTCGTTATCTGAATATAATACAACGACTCAACAACTTATTATGAGGCGAAAATGTCTAGGTGCGTTCACTTTAGAAGGTCTGGAGATGACCCGTGGGATGTACTATATTGGTCACATCCAAGCACCGACTACCGGGGCCTCTGCCGAGGAAAGTATTCATCCTAGCGTACGTACAGATGGACATGATCTTCTTTGGCATAACGGTATTCTAAAAGAGAAGTATGTAAGTACCGTACAAGCTTACTTTGAAACTTCTCAATCCTGGGACTCAGGTCTATTGCATAACCTACTAACTAATGTAGGGTGGGATAAGCTGAGTGAGGTTGATGGTACGTTTAGCTGTCTTAGATATTTTGATAAAGATTTATATCTTTTTCGTAATGAAATATCTCCGATGTTTGTAGACGATCAGCTAAATATATCTAGTACTAAGTTCGAAAATGGAACTAGTACTGAACCTAATAAAGTTTTAAAAATAAACTTTACTACCAAAGCTCTTAATGAAGTAAGCTCATTTACTACTAAAGAGAATCCATATTATTTTGGGAATATATAATGAAAAATATTGCAAGTGAATCTAATAATTCTAAACTAAGTAACATCAAAGAAGGCGATGTTCAACCTAATGCTGTCGATCTCAGACTAGATAAAATATTTGAGATAAACGATAGCCCTTTTATACTTTCAGAAGAACAAAAATTGCATAGAGGTTCTAGTCTAATAGAGCCTGACGTAGATGGCTACTTCAGACTAAAGCAAGGTTCTTATGAAATTACCTTTCAAAATATAGTAACAATAGCAGAAGGAGACGCTGGCTTTGTTATTACAAGATCAACCTTAAATCGAAATGGTGTCTTTATAACCTCTGGCTTATATGATAGCGGTTATGAAGGAGTCATGGCAGGAGCATTGCATGTTACTTCTGGACGATTTGATGTAAAAAGAGGAACTAGACTAGGTCAATTCCTTTTATTTGATGCTGAAGCTCTATCAATGTATGATGGTAGTTATGGCTTAACTAAAGAACATGATAAAAAATACGTATAGGAGAAGTATATGATTGTTGATCCAATAAAAATGGTTAACGGTGTTGATGATGGTACTGGATATAGTGTACCTGTTAATGCAAAAACGATAAGAGGCTTTCAAGGTAATCCGTTTGTGAAGACCGAAGATCAGACTCTTAAAAGAGAAACTTATGAAATGCAGATGATGATAGATCCTGGTGATCCAGAAAAGAAAAGAGAACTCTATCATATGTTTCATGGTACTTATGAATTTACTAGTGATGTATATGCTAATATTCCTGAAGGACATTTAGGTATGCTAATAGTTAATGATGAGTTCTTAGCTGCAGGCTGTAGTGTTAGTACGCAAATACTTGAGCCAGGTTATAAAGGACTAATAGTAGGACAATTAAACGTATCAGGTGGTGAAGTATTCGTACAACCAGGAATGGATATAGCTGAGCTTGTAGTATTTAAAGTAGGTAAGTAATGAATATACAAATCCAGATTGAAGAACTAAGAAAAAAGAAGCTCTTTGTAGCTGCTCCTATGTATGGTGGTCAATGTGCTGGAATGTTTTGTAAATCTACTAATGACCTAGCTGCTTTAGCTAAAGCTTATGGAATAGAACTTAAGTTTTATTACCTATTCAATGAATCGCTTATCACAAGAGCTAGGAACTATTGTGCTGATGAGTTTATGAGATCAGATTGTACTCATTTAATGTTTATTGATAGTGATATTGGATTCAATGCTAATGATGTTATAGCAATGCTTGCTATGTCTGATGGTCATCCCGATCTTAATAATGGTGAGCCTCATGATATCATGTGCGGACCTTATCCTAAGAAATGTATATCATGGGAAAAAATTAAGCAAGCTGTAGATACTGGTATAGCAGATGAAGATGCAGAGGTGCTATCTAAGTTTGTTGGTGACTATGTCTTTAATCCTGTAGCAGGTCAAAATACTATTAAGCTAGATCAACCAGCTGAAGTATTAGAAGGTGGTACAGGCTTTATGATGATAAGAAGAGCTACCTTTGAAAGATTTAATGAAGCATATCCTAATATGTTATATAAACCAGACCATGTAAGAACGGCAGAGTTTGATGGATCAAGAGAAATCATGGCTTACTTTGATGCTTTAATTGACGATAAGTATACTAACATGGAACTAGAGCTAGAAAAGTTCTTTGAAGAATATCCAGATGCTAAACCTGAAGATGTTAAATTATGGTTCTCAGCTGAAAGAAAAAGAGAAGGTATTGATAGACCTGAATATTCTAATAGATATCTTTCAGAGGATTATATGTTCTGTCAATGGGTAAGAAAGGCAGGATGTAAAATCTGGCTATGTCCTTGGATGGGATTACAGCATGTTGGGTCTTATGTCTTTAGTGGTACATTACAAGATCTAGCTAACATTGGTGCGAGCGCTACTGCAGATGAATCGCAGATTAAGAAAAAGCAAGTTGCACTTCCTAAGAAATAAGGATATAATTATATTATGATACTAAGTGAACAAACTATAAATGTGCTTAAAAACTTTGCGCAGATAAACCCTTCTATACAATTTAAGCCTGGTGAGGTTATGACTACTGTTAGTCCTCAGAAGACTGTTATGGCTAAAGCTACAGTAGAAGAAACCTTTCCGTCTGGCGGGGCTATATATGACCTAAATAGATTTTTAGGTGTGCTTTCTTTATTCGATGAACCAGAACTTATCTTCAATGATAAGATGGTAACGGTATCTAAAGAAAAGAAAAAGATTAATTATACGTTTGCTGATCCGCAGATGATAATTACTCCTCCTGAAAAAGAAATTAATTTTCCTGAGCCTGAAGTTACTGTTGATGTGACTTGGGCAGAAATACAACAAGTACTTAGAGCTGCTTCCGTAATGCAATTACCTGAGATTGCTCTTATAGGTAGTTCTGGTGAAGTTCATCTAAGTGCTATTGATAGTAAGAACCCTACTGCAGATGTTTATTCATCTGAAGTTGGTGAAACTAATGACGAGTTTACTTTTATATTTAAAGTAGAAAATCTGAAGCTACTTAACCTTAGTTATATTATTCAAGTTTCTGAAAGAGGTATAGCTAAGTTTACTTCATCTAATACATACGGACCGAAAGTAGAGTATTGGGTAGCTACAGAGTCTAATTCAACATTCGAAAAGAGGAGCTAAAATGTACGTAGAAGAAGGTCAAGCAGTACCTGCTGTTACGTTCCAGACTCGTGAAGATGGTGATTGGAAGCAGGTTACATCTTATGAACTATTTGGTAATAAAAAAGTAGTTCTATTTGCATTACCTGGTGCCTTTACACCAACTTGCTCTACCTTTCAGCTACCTGGCTTTGAGTCAATGTACTCTCAGTTTCAAGAAGCTGGAATAGATGATATCTATTGCTTATCAGTTAATGATACTTTTGTTATGAATGCATGGGCTCAAGCTCAAGGTATTGAAAAAGTAAAAATGATACCTGACGGTTCTTGTGAGTTCACAGATCAAATGGGTATGGCTGTAGCAAAAGACAATCTAGGTTTTGGAGTTAGGTCTTGGAGATACGCAGCTGTTATTACTAACGGTGTACTTGAAAAGTTATTCTCAGAAGATGGACAACAAGATGATCATAAGCTAGATCCTTATGAAGAATCAACTCCTGAAGCTGTACTTGAATATCTTACCAAGTAATTATATAATTATATTATGAATCAAAGTGAAGAATTCCTATGGGTGGAAAAGTATCGCCCCCGTAAAATAAATGATACTGTATTACCTTATGAACTTAAGACTGTATTTCAGCAGTTTATAGATCAAGATAATATACCTAATTTAATCCTATCTGGAGGCCCTGGCGTCGGTAAGACTACCGTCGCTAGAGCTATGCTAGAAGAACTTAAAGCAGATTATATTATTATAAATGGTTCTATGCATGGTAATATTGATACCTTACGAAACGAGATAATGCAATTTGCTAGCTCGGTATCGTTTCAAGGTGGACGTAAGTATGTTATTCTCGATGAGGCTGACTACTTAAACGCTAACTCTACTCAGCCTGCTCTTAGAAACTTCATGGAAGAGTTTTCTAAGAACTGTGGCTTTATCTTAACTTGTAACTTTAAAAATAGAATAATAAGTCCATTGCATAGTAGATGCTCTGTTATAGACTTTAGTATTAAGTCACAAGAGAAGCCTAAACTAGCTGCTGAGTTTTTTGAAAAGATAAAAGCTATTCTAGAAATGGAAAGTATAACCTATGATGAAAAGGTTGTAGCTGCTTTTATTCAAAAGCATTTTCCTGATTGGAGAAGAGTACTAAATGAGCTTCAAAGATATTCTGCTACTGGAAGTATTGACTCTGGTATATTAGCAGACTTACAAGATGTCTCTATAAAGAATTTAGTTTCGTATATGAAGGCTAAAAACTTTACTAATGTACGTAAATGGGTAGCTGAAAATATTAATAACGACTCTACTAGAATATTTAGAACGTTTTATAATAGTGCTAATGATTTATTTAAAAATAATTCAGTACCTCAGCTTATTTTAATACTAGCCGACTATCAATATAAGGCTGCTTTCGTTGCTGACCATGAGTTAAATATGGCAGCATGCTTAGCTGAAATAATGGTGAACTGTGAGCTCAAATAGAGACCAACAAGTATTAGATGTTATAGCGAAGTATGAAGCTCGTGAAAAGACTGGCTTTGAAAAATATAATACTAATACAGATAGAAAAGATTTAACTTTAGGAGAGTGGCTAAATCATTTGCAAGAAGAACTTATGGATGCAACTATCTATATAGAAAGACTTAAAAAGGATTTAAAATATAGAGAGCTACTTGGATTAATAAAAGATGACAAACCCCTTTGATTATTTAAATTCTATATCATATAAAAAGAATAATCTAATGCCTGACGAAGACTCAGAAAAAGGTTATCCTGCTTATATGGTAAATAGAGGCTTGTCATACTTTCCAGATACTGTCCTTTACGCTAATGAGATTAACATGCGAACTCATATAGACAATAAGCTCGCATATGACTATCTCATAAATAGTATAAGACCTCGCAAGCGTTTTAGTAAATGGCATAAAGCCAACAATGAAGAGGTGAATGTAATTAGAGAGTATTATAAATGTAGTGAATCGAAAGCGCTTGAATATTTTAAAATTCTAAGCACTGATCAAATCGAAACACTTCAACAAAAATTACAAAAGGGACAGAATGGACAACATAATAGAGAAAATGGTCGAGATCAAACTAAAGGCTGATGACGATTTTCTTAAGATAAAAGAAACGTTAACACGAATGGGTGTTGCGTCTAAAAAAACTAAAACTCTTTTTCAATCCTGCCATATTCTACATAAGCAGGGAAAATATTACATAGTACACTTTAAAGAGCTCTTCTCGCTTGATGGCAAGCCATCAGATTTTACTGACGAAGACGAGGGTAGAAGGAATTGCATAGCAAAATTATTAGAAGAATGGGGACTACTTCAAATAGTAGACAAAGCTAAAATTGAAATGCCTATGATTCCAGTTAGTAAATTAAAAATTATTCCATTTAAAGAAAAGAATGAATGGGATCTCGTAGCAAAATATAATATCGGTAAGAAGTTATAAAAGGGGCCATCTTAAACCATTTTGGCCGGCCTGCGAGCGTTTAAGTGGCTCCGCCTTATGAAATTAATTAAGACTAATAATACTCTTGATGTTACTCATCATTGGGTTGAACCTATTGAGCAATCTATACTTGACTCTTTTACAGCTAAAGACCTATCATTATATGACCAGAATGGCTATGACTTAACATTAGTCGAGCAAGCATATGCTAAAGCTAATGGTTATAAGCCAAAAGAACATAGATACTTATATACTTGTAAAGCACCTTGGTTTATAGATGAAGAACCTAAGACATATGGACCTCATCTTAATCATGCTGACTTATATTTTAGAAGAGGCTTTGCAGGTGAAGCATTAGATCAATTAAAAGAAAAAGCTAAAGAGCATCCTATATTTCATAAGTTTACTCAAATGAGATCTAAATGGGGTGTTGATTTAAGTATAGATTATGCTGATTGGGATGGTAATGTTTTTGAGTTATTACATTTCGAATGGGATAACTTTCATCCTGATAGAGTATTAATGCATCAGAATCAAGTAGAAGATATAGTATTGAATACTGACTTCGATCGAAAAGCTGGTGAAATGCTATCCAAGAAAGACCAATGGCATCATCTTGGATTCTTTGAGCAATCAGACTGGAAGCAAAACTTCTGGGGATTACCAAAAGAAAATTTTAAAGAAGTTATCTGGAAGTAGTTGACTTTTTATAAAGGATGCCTATATATTATTACAGGTGCAGAATAATCTGGCCTGAATTTAACTTGCTAATTTTTAGGAGATAAAAATGACAAAATTAGACCTATTGTCCCAATTCGGGACTTTCTCAGTTGGCTTTGATAACGTTTTTGAAGAACTTAACAGAGCTAAACATCTTAATAACCCATCATACCCACCTTACAATATTGTAAAGATTGATGATGAGCATTTCGTAATTGAACTAGCAATAGCTGGATTTGGTAAAAAAGATATCTCAATAGAGCTTAAAGAAAATAAGCTTGAGGTAACTGGTGATAAAGGCAGTAAGGAAGATATTGCTTATGAGCACAAAGGTATCTCTACAAAAGACTTTGTAAAGACCTTTATTCTTAATGCTGACGTAATTGTAAAGAGGGCAGATGTTGTTGATGGAGTACTTTCTATTCAATTAGAAAAGTTTATTCCAGAAGAAAAACGTCCACAGAAAATAGAACTTGGAAAAGATATTTCTGTGAAGTCATTTCTAGCAGAATAAAATAAAAAAAACTATATGTTTTTTGGGTCAGTCCGTGTGGCTGACCCTTTTCGTCTTATAAATAAAAGTAATAATATAATATTAATAAAGGGTATAATGCTATGACTGAATTGACTAAACGATTCATCGAAAATACACAAAAAATCACCATGGAAGATATAACATCTGCAGCCGAAATAACTGCATTAGTTCTTATGTTTCTCTTTTGTGTAATGGCAATAACCCCTATAATATAGCTATGAACTTTATCAAGAATTTAATGCCAAGTTTTCTCTATTCACTAATGATGACTGGTATTATGCTTGATGGTAATCCAGGCGGAGCTTTAAGAGCAATAAAAGATGCAGAAGCCTGGAAAGAAGATATAGAAAAAATATCTAAACAATAAATGAACAATTTTACAACTCCACTTTTTATCTGTGCATTTATGTATGGATTAATTAGCTTTACTTATGCTAATTTAGAATATAAAGGATACGAAAGAGTACAAGGATGTACTGGCGAATGCTATGAAGAATATGTTAAAGTACATGGAACGGTTGTTGAACAGCTTCAGGCTAAAGCCGCCGAAGCGGCAACCGATCCCTTTTCATCAATACGGCCGTTATGGGCCGGTTGTGCGGCGTGCCATGGTCAGGAGGGCCAGGGAGTTGGAGCGTTCCCAAAATTAGCAGGACAGTCTTCAGAGTATATTGCTGAAGCTCTATATGCATATAAAAATAGAGAACAAAGAGGTGCAATGAGCTCTACTATGTGGGCTCAAGCTGGCATGTTATCAGATAACGATATACAAAGTATATCAGACTTTATAGCAGAAGCAGCATGGGAAGATTAGACGCTTGGAAAAGAGAACTTCCCTCAGCAGTTGATGATGCAGCTAATGTCATGAGTGGATACGAACAACAACTCGAACTTCAATTAAATAAAACCGTAGATGCTACTCCAGAAGAAGCTGAAGCTTGGCAAAAGAATGAGCTTGATTGGTGGGGTGATAAACAATTAATGTTTGTAGCAATAGCATCTTTAGTTCAATTATCAGCTTTAGGTTTTATGCTTTCATGTTTCTATTTAATATCTAAAGCCTTTAGTTGACTTCTGTCAATAAGTTTCATATAATATATTATGTACGATATGTGGGTACTCTATGAAATTTTATACTAACGTTCAGTTAAGAGGTTCTAAAATACTTCATCGTGGTTATGAAGATGGTAAACGTTTTAGTTATGAAGAACCTTGTCGACCTTATTTGTTTGTTGGTCCAGTAAGACAAGAAACTGGCTATACTACTCTTGAAGGAAGAAACGTTCTAAAAAAAGACTTCGATAATCCTAACTGGGCTCAAAAATATATTCAAGAAAATCGCGATATAAGAGGCAAAGAGACCTATGGCTTGCCTATGTTTGCCTATACTTATATTAACGATAACTATAAGGGAGACCTTGAATACGATAGTTCTATCATACGTACCGTCTATATAGATATAGAGGTTGCAGCTGATGAAGGCTTCCCTGATATAACAAAAGCAGATAAAGAAATAACTGCTATCACTTTACAATTCAACGATCAAATAGTAGCTATAGGAGGTCAACCTTATACTCCTAAGCAAGATAACGTAAAATATATTCAATGCGAAAACGAAGCTATGCTTCTTATGAAGTTCTTAGATTGCTGGCGTGCAATCGATCCTGATATAGTTTCAGGATGGAACGTAGAGTTTTTTGATATACCTTATATAGTAAATAGAATAACTAATGTAATAGGATCAGACTTTGCTAAAAAGCTATCACCTTTCGGTCAGTTAAGAGAACGTAATGTAGTTATTGCAGGTAGACCTAATCAAGTATTTGATCCTTTAGGTGTATCTATTTTAGACTATATGCAACTCTATCGTAAGTTTACTTTTGTAATGCAAGAATCGTATAGACTAGACCATATAGCTCATGTTGAATTAGGTGAACGTAAATTAGATTATTCAGAGCATGATAGCTTATTTGATTTATATAAGCATGATTGGGAAAAGTTTATTGACTATAATATTTTAGATACTGAATTAGTAAAACGTTTAGATGATAAACTTAAGTTAATCGATCAAGTATTTGCTATAGCTTATGATGCTAAAGTAAACTATCAAGATACTTTTACTTCTGTAAGAATGTGGGACTTAATTATCCATAACTACTTACTAGATAAAAAGATCGTAGTACCTCAGTTTAATAAAGTAGAAAAAGAAAGAGCTGCTGAAGGTGCTTACGTAAAAGATCCTCAGGTGGGAATGCATAATTGGGTTGTATCTTTCGACCTTAATTCACTGTACCCACACTTAATAATGCAGTATAATATCTCACCTGAGACCTATGAAGGTAAAGTTGGTTACGCTCCTTCTATAGATGAAATATTAGATGGTGCTTGGAATAAAGTTAGAGATAAATTTACCGAAGATAATTGTACTGTCTCTGCTAATGGAGACAAATATACTAGAGACTTTGAAGGATTCCTTCCTAAACTAATGCGTAAGATGTATGACGATAGATTAGTCTGGAAGAAGAGGATGATTAAATATCAGAAAGAATATGAAAAGACTAAAGATAAGTCTTTAGAAAATAAAATAGCTCAAGCATATAATATGCAGATGGCTAAAAAGATTCAACTTAACTCAGCTTATGGCGCGTTAGGTAACGAATACTTTAGATGGTTCGATATGAATAATACTGAATCGATTACTAAAGGCGGGCAGTTATCTATTCGATGGGCTGAAAATGCTATTAATAAACTTTTAAATAAAACGCTAGGGAGTGAAAATGAAGACTACGTTATCGCAATCGATACGGATTCGTTATATATCCGTATGGAACCACTTGTACATAAAGTCTTTCCTAATGGCGCAGAGACTGGAAAGATCATCGATTTTCTTAATAAGTCCTGTGCTGAGATTCTTGAACCGAAAATTGAAAAAGCTTATGGAGAACTTGCGACCTATGTAAATGCCATTGATAATAAAATGGAAATGAAGCGAGAGAACATAGGCAATAAAGCTATATGGACTGCTAAGAAAAGATACATTATGAATGTATTTGACTCCGAAGGAGTTCGATATAGCGAACCTAAGTTAAAGATGATGGGTATAGAAGCTGTTAGATCTTCTACTCCTGCTGTAGTAAGAACCTATATTAAAGATGCTCTTAACGTTATTATGACTAAAGACGAAGAAGCTATTATAGATTTTATAGAAAAGCATAGAGAATTATTTAGAAGCTTATCATTTGAAGACGTAGCTTTTCCTAGAGGCTGCAAAGGGATAAGCAAGTATATAGATGCTAGTAGTATCTATAAGAAGGGTACTCCTATACATGTTAGAGGTGCTCTTATGTATAATCATCTTATAAATAATAAGAAGATAGATAGAGTCCAACCTATCAATGATGGAGATAAAGTAAAGTTTTGTTACTTAAAACTTCCTAATCCATCTAGAGAAAATGTCATAGCTGCTCCTAATACTTTACCTAGGCAGCTTCAACTTGATAAGTATATTGATTATGATATGCAGTATAATAAATCATTTGTTGATCCTATGAAGACTATTCTTGATGCTATAGGTTGGGATATAGAAAAGAAACAAACGTTGGAGGACTTCTTTGGCTAATACAGATTTCAATTTCGATTTTGGCTTTAGTGCAATGGACGCTGACGAACTAGAAGTAGTTCAAGCTGCAAAAGATGAAGTAAAAGTTGCTTCGTCTACAGCTTCAGATCTTGAAGATAGATTCAATAGTTTATATAATATGGTACAACCATTACTTAATAACTTGAAAAAGAATCCATCAAAAGATTACATCTACTGGCCTAATAGGTTAGATAAGATAGAAGAGTTTAGTGACGCATTGGATAAAGTATATAAAGGTTGACTTAGACCTTAAAATAGTATATAATATAATATTCTCTGGAGAATAATTATGAGTGAATTTTTTCGTAATCTAATCGAAGATATAAAAGACGAAGATACCAGCATTATAGCTGATGGTGAAGGTAGTTCTGAGTATTCAGGAACTATCGATACAGGTAGTTATATGCTTAATGCTGCTTTGTCTGGTTCTATCTACGGTGGTGTTCCTAATAATAAAGTAACTGCTTTTGCTGGTGAATCAGCTACTGGTAAAACTTTTTTTGTACTTGGCGTAATTCAAAAGTACTTAAAAAATAATCCTGATGCTGGTGTTGTTTATTATGATACTGAAGCTGCTGTTACTAAAGATATGATGGAACAAAGAGGTATTGATACTACTAGAGTAATATTGGCTGAACCTGAAACTATTCAAGGTTTTAGAACTCATGCTCTAAGAATGATTGATGCCTATACTAAAAACCCTGAAGACAGACGTCCGCCTATGATGTTTGTTCTAGACTCTCTTGGTCTTTTATCTACTACTAAAGAGATGGAAGATACCGCTGACGGTAAAGAAACAAGAGATATGACTAAAGCTCAAGTAATTAAGGCTACTTTTAGAGTACTTACTTTAAAGCTTGCTAAGGCTCAGATACCTATGTTAGTAACTAATCACGTTTATGACGTAGTTGGTTCTTATATACCTATGAAAGAAATAGGTGGTGGTTCTGGTCTTAAGTATGCTGCTTCTACTATTGTAATGTTAGGTAAGAAGAAAGATAGAGAAGGTACTGAGCTTGTTGGTAATATTATTAAAGCTAAGATGTTTAAGTCAAGGCTATCTAAAGAAGGAAAAGAGGTAGAAGTTAAACTATCTTTTGAGCATGGCTTAGATAGATACTATGGACTGCTAGACTTAGCTGAAAGATATGGACTAGTGAAAAAGGTTTCTACTAGAGTAGAGATGCCTGATGGAACTAAAGTATTTGCTAAAGCAGTATATAAAGACCCTGAGAAATATTTCACTAATGAGTTCTTAAATAAGCTAGATGAAGCTGCTAAGAATGAATATATGTATGGAATAAACGAAGATGAAGAATCTATTCCCGATTCCGATGCTGCACGAGAAGACGAATCTTCCGATACAGCAGATACTTAAAGAAGTTTTAGAACATCGTAAAGCAAAAGGTGATGATAAACATGCATACACTTCGTTTTACGATGATGATCCTGAAACAAGTAACTTACAGATACTAACTAATCATGATGAAATACTTGACACAATTTTACGATACAGTCAAAGCTACATTGACGCCTGTATTATCGACCCTGATGGACCTAATAAAGACTTGTATAGACTCAATCGTAGATTTATTCAAGTCTGGTATAACGTATATGATGAGGGAATTCATCATTGCTGGCATGACCACGGAAGAAGCTTCCTATCTGGTACTATTTTTATTAATCTTGATGATCAGTCTTCTCCTTATCGTATAAAGAGTCCTCTATATCCTTTGATAAAAGCTTGGAGTGGTGACGGTGACTTGAGAGGAAGATGGGCTCAAGAACTTTCTTTTAGACCTGATAATGGTGATATACTAATATGGCCTGGATGGGTAGAACATACTGTACCAGAACAAAAAGCTTGCAATAATGAACGCGTTACGTTATCATTTAATATAAGTGTGAAAAGATGATAGAAAAAACTATATTAAGTAATTTAATTTTTAATGATGAATATACTAGAAAGGTATTACCTTTTCTAGACGAAAGATATTTCTCTGATATAGTTGATAAAAAAATATATAATCTTATAAAAGCCTATCATTTAGATTATAATGAATGCCCTTCTCAAGAAGCTCTTGTTATAGAGTTAAATAATGCTGGTGGCTTATCTGACGATCAAGCTGAAGCAGCTGTAAATCAAATAAACGAATTTAATCCTGCTAATACTGAAGTATCTAATAACGAATGGTTGTTAGATCAGACTGAGAAGTTCTGTCAGGATAAAGCTATCTATAATGCTATCATGGATGGTATTCAAATTATAGATGGTAAAGGTAAAGAAGATGCTGGAGCATTACCTCAGATGTTGTCTGACGCTTTATCTGTTAGCTTTGATAATCATATAGGGCATGATTGGTTAGAAGATGCAGACGAAAGGTTTGAGTTTTATAAACGTAAAGAAGTAAAGATACCTTTCGATCTAGATTACTTTAATAGAATAACTAAAGGTGGTCTATCTAAAAAGACTCTTAATATAGCTCTAGCTGGTACTGGTGTAGGTAAGTCTATGTTTATGTGTCATTGCTCTGCTGGTAACTTAACTCAAGGTCATAATGTATTGTATATAACTTTAGAGATGGCTGAAGAAAGAATAGCTGAAAGAGTAGATGCTAACTTACTTAATACTACTATCGATGAACTGAAAATGCTTCCGAAGGAAGCGTACGAAAAGAAGATGAACAGAGTATCTTCTAAGACACCTGGTAAGTTAATTATAAAAGAATATCCTACTGCGTCAGCTCATACTGGTCACTTTAGGCATCTATTGCAAGAACTAAAAATAAAGAAACAATTTATACCTGATATTATCTATGTTGATTATCTTAACTTGATGATGAGTCATAGAATAAGAGGTGCTTCTGCTAATTCATATACTATAGTAAAATCTATAGCTGAAGAACTTAGAGGATTAGCAGTTGAATTTAATGTACCTATTGTTAGTGCTACTCAGACTACTAGGTCTGGATATAGTAGTACTGATATTGGTTTAGAAGATACTTCTGAATCGTTTGGTCTACCTGCTACTGCTGACTTTATGTTTGCTTTGATAAGCTCTGAAGAACTAGAAGACCTAGCTCAGATATTAGTTAAGCAGCTAAAGAATAGATATTCTGATCCTAACTGGAATAGAAGATTTGTAGTAGGAGTAGATAGATCTAAGATGAAGATGTATGATGTTGAGCAGACTGCTCAAGAAGATATTATTGAAGATACGCCCGTCTTTGATAATTCTAAATCGGGCGAAAACTTATCTAGTAAGTTTAATGAATTTATTTAATGAAAATTTTAATATTCGGCTTACCAGGATCTGGTAAGACAACGTTAGCAAGAGAGTTAGCTTATCACTTTCTACTACCTCATTTTAATGCAGACACAGTAAGAGAGCATTATGATGATTGGGATTTTTCCGAATCAGGAAGAATGAGACAGGCATGGAGAATGAGTCAACAATGGGGCATATTAGATTTTGTATGTCCATTGCAAGACTTCAGAGAAATGCTACAACCTGATTATAGTATTTTTATGGATACTATAAGTAAAGGACGCTTTGAGGATACTAATAAAGTATTTGAGCGACCTTTAAATTATGATTTGAGGATATCAGAATGGATTGGACTCAACCAACTACGCAGCTCCTTGGAAGGTTTCAACCCTGGCACGAAGGACATACTGCGTTATTTAAACGAGCGCTTGCCGCAACTGGCCAAGTAGTTATACTTTTAAGATCAGAAGACGGTTCTCAGAATAACCCATGGACTCAAGAAGAGAGAATGGGTTTCATTATTGAAGCTTTGCAGAACGAAGGCTATACTTGGAATAAAGAGTTTACTATTATTTTTGTTCCTAACATTACTCATATTACTTATGGAAGAGATGTTGGATATAAAATACAAAAAGAAGAATTTGAACAAGATATAGAAAATATTTCTGCTACTAATATAAGAGAAAAGATGAACCAAAAGGAATTTGAAACTAATTTAGACGATGAAGGACTCGATTAAAAAAAGCATTCTTAAAACTTTTTCATGGAGAGCTATAGCTACTTTAACTACTATTATAATAGCATATATATTTGTAGGAGATGTTACTGTAGCTTTAAGCATAGGCTTAGCAGAATTTATAGCTAAAATGGTAATATATTTTATACATGAAAGAGCTTGGACCACAATCGAATAACTATACTTGCGTTGTTCCTTTTTCAGGAGGAGTTGAATCAACTGCTCTTGTAAAGTACTTGGTAAAAAGAAAAGAAAAGCCTTTTTGTTTTCATGTACTAAGCGTTCCAGGTGAATCTAAATGCTTACATCTTAAAGAGAAACTTTTCGGAGTAAAGATTGTAACAGTTAGAATTAATATGAACTGGGATAATGGATGGGTAATTGATAAAGGACCTACTATTGATTTCTGGAAAAAGAATTTTAATAAGTCAGGCTACCCTCCTAATCAGCAATTATGGGCAGCAGTTGCCTTTCAGTTTATAATTAATAATCCATATATCCATAATATTTACTTTGGACATAATGGAGGGTCTCTATTAGAGAGTGGGGATAACTTAGGTGACGCGAGACATACATATGGTGAATATCAATACGTAGGTTATAGAGATGCAGCTAATGAGCTTAATATTCCTCTAAGATATTCAGCTCCATTAGATAGGAGTACTAAACTTGAACAGTATCAAAGTTTATCAGAAGAAGAGAAGCAATCTGTCTTTGTATGTGAACGAGATACTACTATACATTGTCTTGAATGTAAAAAATGTAAGGAACTATTGACTGTGGCTAAAGCTGATGGAACAGAACACTATTTTAAATAATATAAGATTATCGTACTCTCCCGGCGCGTACGGAAAGTTTATAAGGCTCATCTTACATGAGGGATTTAATAACGAGTACGTTAAAGTAAAAAGTAATCCTGAAGAAATAGTTTACCCTGCTAATGATGAAATAGGTTATAGAGCTTTTTATAATGAATCTGTAGATAAAGAACTCCCTGAAGAATGGTTTAAAGATCATAATTGGTCTACAAGCTTTCCTTTAAAATATAATTTTTGCATTCTTCATAAGAATGAAATGGATCAGCTTGCATGTACTTATAGGTTAATGCAAACTAGATATCAAGATATGACTTATGAGTATCATTGTAAAAAATTTACAGGATTAAATATTACTCCAAGTAAAGAAATATTTTATTTTTATAAAAGAAATCCTTTATGGTTATTTTATTCATGGTATTTTTATGTTGCACATCATATTCATATGAATAATTACTCTGATGAATTTAACTCAGTTAATTATGTAATAGATAATTATAAGAATATATTAGAGTTTTATAAAAAATATGGATGTGAACATACAGCTTCATATTATGGTCAAACTAAAAATATAAATGGATCTTATGAACCTATATTATTAGATGATATAAGAACTATAGAAGGGTTTGAAGATAGGTTTGAAATAAAGATGCATCCTGATTATAGAGTGCAATGGTCTTATATACAAAAATATGGTCAAATAATGGAAAATACTTTTTTAGATTACCATGCTTGATTTTATAGAAGTTATACCAAACGTTGTATCAAAGGATGATTGTAAAGCTATAGTAAAAGCTATAGATGAAAAAGTAAATAAAGGTCCTAATGATGCTTTAAGAATCGATAAAGATGGTAAAAGAGATGATATAAGTATTTTTCCTAAAAGATTTCAATCATTAGATTTTGCTGTTGAAATAATAGAAGAAGCATTATTAAGTAACCCTTCTAAATATAAACCTACTACAAAAAAACATTTACATAAAGCTTGGAAACTTCAAAGATCTTCTTCAGGGGGTGGATTTACAGATTGGCATACTGAACAAGGTCAATCTAAAAATGTAGATGTTATGACTAGGTTTATGGTATGGATGATTTATTTAAACGATGTAAATAAAGGCGGTAAAACCGAATTTAAATATCAAAAGAAAGCATTAAAGCCAGTAGCAGGAACTTTAGTATTATGGCCAGCTGG